CACCTGCGAAGCCGCGCCGTCATAGACCAGCGTGCGGTCAGGCAGGTGGACGTAGAGGTGCTGGTGCGCCTTGTCGTTGCGTGCCTCCATCTTGACCGTGGCCAGTTGCGCCTCGGTGTAGTTCAGAAGCAGCTCGTCGATCTCTTGCGTGCTGATCTTCTGCGCCGTGGCTGCTGCGCCCATGTAGATGCTGGGCGCTTCGTTGCGGCCGCTGCCCAGGAATGCGATTTGCTCCATGTACACGCAGCAGGCAAACGTGCCCACGACGCCCTTTTGAATCTGCGCACCGTCGATGCGGTTGAACGGGAACAGCGTGCCGCCAATGTTGTCGAACACCTCAATGGTGTTGCGGTTCAGCGCATAGATTTCGTTGCGCAACTTGAGCAGCGCCACCACCGGGTCTGGGTCAACCTCAGAGCTGCCGTATTTCAGCGGATTGACCTGCAGCGGGTTGGTCAGTTCGGTGACGATCAGGAACTCGCCATCTGTGGTCATGAAGTAGCCGTCCACCCAGACCACATCAAGCACGATGCCCAGGTCTGGATCGGTGTTTTGCGTCAGCGTTGATGCCACTGGGTCCCAGTAATACAGCCTGGTGCCGGACGCAATGGCCAGTAGGTCGAAGCTGTAGTCAAACGTCACCAGCGTGTTGGTCGGGCCGCCAACGTCACCCAGCACGGTCACAGCGCCATTGCTGGCCACAGTCACCAGCTTGGTGCCCATGACCCGGTAGCAGATGCCGTTCCAGTTGATGCCGCCACGGTCTATGCCTGGGCCGCTGCCGTTGGCCACAATGCCGTCTCCAGGACGCAGAAAGCCATTGCTGATGCCGGACTGCTTTGGCACCGGCACCATGTTGACCGGGTAGCTCGTGCGCAGGTCAGGACCGTTGTCGGTGTAGATGCCGTTCAGGATTGGAATCTGCATGGCCTTACCACTTCACCTTTGACGCCCACCAGGCGGCAGACATCTTGCCTTTGGCAATGTTCTCGGCATGTCTGGCTTTGAATGATTCTCTCCTCGTCTTGTCGGCTTTGCTTTCGCCTTCGCGCTTTGGAGACCCAGAGACGCCCTGCTGGCCGAACCGGATCGTCTTGACCTGGTCGCCAGCCTTGGCCACGACGACGTGGCTCTTGGTTGGATGCGATGGCGTGCGCTTGGGCTTGTTGAAGCCCTCGACGCCAATGCGCTCCAGCCTGGGGTCTTTCTTGGTGGCCATGATCAGGCGATCCGGTACCAGGAGTTGGTCGCCTGCACAAAGCGCATGCGGAAGAATGCGTTTGCAGACAGCGTGGTCGGTGCGCCGTAGGATGCAGACGCGCCATTGATCGCCAGAGTGAAGGTCGTGATGATCTGCGTGGTCGTGACCAGCACCTCGGTGCCGTCAGGAGTCTGCGTGTTCAGCGGCAGCGTAACAGTGCCGGCAGCCAGCGTGCCGGCAGGCTGGATCAGCATCCACTGCTGGTCGGCCACAGGCGTCGGCACCGCAATGTTGAAGCCGGTGCCAGGGGTGTAGACGTTGGTGGCCAGCGTGGGGCTGGCAAAGGTCTGCTGGAAGTACTGCAGGAGCTGGCTGATCGGCAGGCGTCGTGCGTCGCCATTGTTGGGGACGTAGACGGGAATCTGGTCGCCAGGAGAGACCTGTGCCAGCAGCGGGAGTTGGTTGATTTGCGGCATGGTGCTCGCTCCTTTAGTTGTACTCGATAGGGCCGTCTGGTCCAGCGGTCACCGGATAGACGGGGTTGCCCAGGAATGGGTTGTCGTACACGCGCCAGGGCTTGTTTCCAGCGCCAGATGGCAGCGTGTTGGGGAACTGCTGCTCCAGCGGGAACGTGGCACGCTGCAGGAGGGTATCGTAGCCCTGCTTGGCCGTGGCCTTGGTCTCAGGCATCACCTGCTTGCCGTAACTCGGAGCCAGCCGAATGCCCAGGCTGCAGATGATCGCCTCGTAGGCCGAGTCCGGGACGCTGGTCTGCTCATCGATGCTGCCGTCCTGGGGGCTGGCCGGGATCGGGTAACCCAGTCGGATACCCTTGCCGTTCCAGTCGGCCATCATGGCATCAAGCCTTCGCCTGGCGGCCTCAAGCTGCTCGGGCTGCAGGTCGAACACATAGGACGCAAGGCCGATCTCGGCAAATGCGGCCTCAATAAATTGGCGCTTGCTGTAGCCCATGTCAGCCTCCCTGCTGCATTGCAGTGGCAATCAGGCCACTGAGCTTCTTGTTTGATGTGCGACCGTTGAATGGTATTCCCAACTCGGTGGCCTTTGCCTCCAGCTCCTCGCGGGTGACTGGCGCATCGTCTTGTGGCACCTCTTCAGGCACTGCTGCGGCCGCCTTGGCACGCTGCTCTGCGCTCCACTTCGGGTCGAGTTTATTGACCGGCTTGGGAGGCTTGGGCTTCGGGACTCGTTTCGGCAGTGGCTTGGGGACGGGCTTTTGGTAGACGAAGCCGGATGCCTCGTCTGCTGCCTCAATCTTCAGGTGCCAGCCGGCTGCCAGAGCCTGGTCGCACTCTGCTTGATCCTTGACCACACGCATATCGGCGCGCTTTCCTGGGCGTGCCGGTGGCGTCTTGTAAAGCATGCGTGGGTATTGCAGCATCACTTCCTCTTCGCTGTCTTGGCTGAGGCCACAAAATCGGCCTTGGTCGGTGCGCCCTTGGTCCCAGGCTTGCGCATGCGCTCAGGCGTCTTGCCTGCGGCCTTCTGGCGCTCAATGCGTTCGCGCTTGGCATGGATGTTGGCGTACAGACCGGCCTTCATTTCTTGGCCTTCATGGGCTTGGCTGGCGCTTTGCTGGGCTTGCCTGCGGCCTTGGCTGCAGTGCGCGCAGTAGACAGCGCCACGGCCACGGCTTGCTTTTGCGGCATGCCAGATTTCATCTCCTTGGAGATGTTCTTGCTGATTGATTTCTGCGAGTAACCTTTGGTCAACGGCATGGTGTGCTCCTTGGAAGTGAGGGGGCCGAAGCCCCCCCACATTCTGGTTGAAGATCAGGTCTGACCGAACAACAAGATGCCGGACATCTCAGGCTGCTTGTTCACGACGCCGTACAGCGTGTCCAGACGATACTTGATCGTCATGCTGTCGATGTCGTAGAACTTCTGCATCACCACCTCGATGCCGTTGTCGGTCGTGGCGCGCATCACTGCAACACCAGCGTCCGAAGGCACAGCGTAGCGACCAGGCAAGATTTCCAGAGCATCGCGCTGCCAGAACACGTTGATGCGTCCAGCAGTGGTGTTCAGGAAAGTGATGGTGGCACCGGCCGCAGGGGTCGAGTTGATGTTCTGGTACTGCAGTTCAGCATCAGAGCCGCCTTGACCCGAGATGAACGGAGGCGAGATCGTGATGGTCTGACCAGCACCAGAGCCGATGGTCTGCACACCAGGCGCAGCGTTGGGCAGTGCGATGACCCGGAAGGTCTTCTCTTGTCCAGTGGACTGCTTGGTGATGTGATGCAACGCCTCGACGTTGGCCACCGTGAATGCGTCTCCAATGCTGACCTGGCCGCCTGCAGCGATGTCGATCAGAATGTTCTGGAAACGGTTGTCCACGTTGATCTGGCCGCCAACAGCGTTCGACGTGGCTTGCGGCACGTAGTACTGGTTGGCCGTGTCAATCGTGACCTGAGTGGTCGACGGATTGGGCACGTTGATCGCGTTGGAGTAGTCCATCTTGTAGGTCTCGAACCCGGCGACCATGCCAACGAAGCTGCGCTCAAACGCAGTGTTGGACTTGTTGCCGTTGAACGAACGGGCCTGAGCACTGGCGATGTTGCCGGCCAGACCGTTGTAGTCGCGGCTGGACAGGGCCAGAGCACGGTCGTTCATGACCACGCCTTGCTCGTTCATGATGGTGTCGCACAGCGCCACATCGTCGTAGCTGCCAGCACCAGTGGGCACCGACACGACCAAGGTGCCCTGCGAGGACGCCACGTTCATGATTGCCACGTTGATGTCGGAGGCCAGCTTCTGCGAGGCTGATTGACCCAGACGACCTTCCTGCAGTGCGTCACGCAGTTGCAGCGCGGTCATGGTCCATGGCACGGTCTGGCTGAACCCGAGGGTGGCCGGAACTGCGAGCTGGGTCATGTCCTGGTACTGCAGCGCAATGCTGGTGCCAGGCGTGCTGTTGATCGACTGAGCGATGTAGGGCTGCGGACGCCAGATGGTGTCACGAGCACGCTCCATCATCACCTGGTCGGTGCGATAGACGCTGACGTTGCGGGAGAGGACCAGCGCATCGTTAAAGCCTTCGAGAAGGTCTTCAAACGCGACGCGCTCTTCTTTGGAAAATGCATTTGCCATGATTGGCTCCTATAAAAAAAATCAGTTTCTGGATGCTGTTTGTTTCTGCCGCTTGTACTGGAGGACTTTCGTCATGTTTCCAGTGCGTGCGGCTTCATCGCGCAGCCGTTCAAGTGTTGAGTCCACCGCGCCAGATACTCGGCCAGTTCCCTGGACGATGCGCTCTGGTGCGGGTGCTGCCCTGCGGTTGGTAACTTTCAATTCCTTCTCCAGTTTCGCTACCGCGAAGGCAAACTTCACGGGGTCGGTTAATGTTGCGAGTTCCGCTGCCTTTTTCGGGTTCTTGCCGAGTGCGTAAATCACCAGGGCCGGATTGTCCGAGCCTTGCAGGACGATGCCTTGCTGTGTGACGTTCAAGACCTGCTGGACGGTTTCCTCAGCATCCTCGTAGTCACGCACCTTCAGCTCGGCTTTCGCCTTGCCGTAGGACTCCAGCTTGCTTTGCCAGGCTTGTTGCTGCGCTTGCTCGGCCTGTCGAACCTTGTCGGTCTCTAGGTCGTGCTGGCGCTTGCGGTCATGCCAGGCGTCCATTGCTTGCTCGTATCGATCCGCATCGTAATCGTGGTCCTCCAGCTTCGGCTTCGGTCCCAACGTCACGACCGGCTTTTTCTCAGTCGTTGTGGCCGTCAGCTTGGCTTCGAGTTCACGAATCCGGCGCTCTTTTTCCCTGTTCGCTTTACGCAGCTCGCGCACCCATTCCGGCGCACGGACTTCCTCTTCGGCGGGGGGCGCTTCCTCGCCAATGGAGACAACAACCTCGTCCGACTCCTCCTCCTGCGTTTGCGTCTCGCCGTCGTTCAGTTGGTCGC